CAGAACAGGAAGTATTTGTACTTAAGGACAGTTGGGGAAATTATGTGGGAGTTAACGCAATTTTATATGATAAGCGAAAAAGAAAAAATATCTATTCCTATTCGGAAATACATACGAATGGATACCGTACATACACAAATATAGAAGATGCAAAAATAGTATTGAATCTTCTTCAAGAAAAGGGAACAAAAATAAAATTTGGAATCCATTTCCATATTGAAAAAGTAAACAGGCAAGACGTAGTAAAAAACGAATATAAGTTAGGTATTATTAAAACTTGCCCATTTAAACACATAGTAATTGATGAAATGAAATTTGATCAAATTGATCAAATAGTTAATTCTATAGGGATATCATGTATTTTAATGGATTATCGGGCAATGAAAGAGGTGGGAGTATAATTCTCCCTTTTCTCTTAGTAACTATTCAATAAATAATTATATCCAAAAAAGAAAGTGAGTCAACAATGAGAAATAAAATCATAATTTCTGTAATAGCATTATCTTTACTAATGACACCAAATCTTATTCATACAAACCAGATAGAATCAAGACCAACACAATTAAATAATTCCGCTAATTTCACTAATATAAATATCCTACAAAAACTTAGGCAACAATACATATTGCCATCAAAAGAAATTATAATTAATACGACTCAAGAAAAACCAAGATATGACATTAAACTCAGTCAAAAGTATCAAAATTTAGTTTATAAACTTTGTGAAGAAAATAATTTATCTTATGAAATGATTCTATCCATAATGTACCAAGAGAGTAGGTTTATTATCAATGCTGTAAATATCAATAACAATGGGACAATAGACTATGGACTATTTCAATTGAATAGTGGATTTATTTCGACACATAGGGATAGAGCTATTAAATATTGTGGATTATCAGAAAATGCCAGATTCAATGTATTAAATCCAGATCATAATATCAGAGCTGGAATTGGCGGAATAATTGAAAATAAAGAATATTATATAGCGAAAGGGGTGATTGATGAGGACATGCTTAAATATGTTTCAAATTCACTAAATATGGGTATTTCTGGTTATGAAAAGTATATCAAGAGGACTGGAATGACTAGTAGAAGTTACTCAAGGCAGATATACAAAAACAAAGCGATGTTAGAAAATACTCAAACATTAATCAATAAATAATTTTATACTATTACAAATAAAATTTAAGGAGATGTTTAAAATGTTAACAGACTGCACAGTAATTTATTTTGATGGTGATTTTAAAAAAAGATTAGTTGCACAAAAGAAACTTGAAAATGAAATGATTAAAAGATTTGGTAGAAATCAACCAAAGGATTTTCGATATAAGGTATCTGTTGGTGAAAACTGCATTTATGCTGAACATGTGAGTGAAAATTACTTAAAAGAAAAAGCAGAGTATGTTCTTAATTAATACATAAACAAAGACAAAATTAAATATCTCTAAACCTTGGAAATATTAATCTTTATTCGTATAAACAAGTTAAATAACAAACTAAATTTAAAGAAAAGAGCGTGGATTAATGAGAGTTTTTGAAAAAGTTGAAACTGTAATTGTAGAACAAATTTTAGTTGGCTCCTTATGTAATAAATGTGGAAAAGTATTTAGTCCACATGCTGAAAATATAAAAACATCAATTACAGATTTAGGTGAATATGGTAAATGTGTGTCAGAGATTTGTGATGATTGTAATTTAGAATTTATAAAATCATTTTTAATAGTACCAAATGGTTTCAAAAGCAGTCCACACTTTACTTCTTCTTTTGATTTAGATCATGAATTACATCAAACGTTATTTAAAGAATGGCAGATATCAGGGATATGGAATTGTGATGAAAATCCTTGGAAAGATTATTATGAAAATAATGATGATTTTTTACAAGAAGAAAATTATGAAGAGTATTATGGGGAGATTTCTGATGCAATTGAAGTTAGAAAACCCTTACATATCAATGTTTTAAAACTAGTAAAATCCGACCAATCATAACTTTTATCGGAGTGAGGAGAATTATAAATGAAAAAACAGAATGAAGATAAGTATCTTCCATACGCAAAGAAAGATTTTAGAAAATATTGGTGTTATCCAGATTCAACTTTCCCTACATTCCAACCATATGAAATAATTAGACCTTTCACTGAAGAAGAAAAATCAGATTGGGAGTATGGAGAAGATTATGATGAAGAAGTATATTTAATTAAAAGTTATGACGAACGAGGAAGAATAACTGAATATGGTGCATCCGATAGAGATATTCTTATTGAATGTGAAATTGATTCTGAAACATGGAGAATTTGTTTAATTAATCTACTAGAAAGCATGGAATATGATAATGACAATATTATGGACTTTGTAAGCGAATGTAAAATTGAACAATATATTAAAAGACACTTGAATGATTAAATAATTAGAAAGAAAGAAGGCATAAAAATGTTATTAGAACAAATTAAATCAGATTCCCTAATCGCACGTAAGGCTCGACAAACTGATACCGCAGCATTATTAATAACTCTATATTCTGAAGCAAGCATGGTAGGAAAGAATGCAGGAAACAGAGAATCTATAGATGCAGAAGTATTACAAGTCATTGAGAAATTTGTGAAAAATGCAAATGAAGTCAAGGATATATTATTGAAAAATAATAAAGATGCAAATCATGTTGAGAATGAGATTTTAGTTTTGAGTAAATATTTGCCTAAAAAGATGGGCTATGAAGAACTTGGTCATATTATTAGAGGAATAATAAAGGGGTTGACTGTAACAGAAGATAAATCTCCAAAATTAATGGGAGAAGTTATGGGGATGCTCAAGCTATTACACGGTGGGGAATATGATGGAAAGATGGCAAGTGAAATTGTAAAGAAAGGATTGGTTAATTAATGAATAAATCCGAACTTTGGGACGAACTAAAATCATATTTAGAAAAAACAGTTCCTTCGTTATATGATATGGCTTTTAAGGCAGGATATCAAATAGACGAAGAAAGACTTAATAATAAAGCAAGAGGGATGGATTTGGTTCTAATGAAAATGAACGAGTATGAAAGAGATTTACTAGATAAAGAACCAACAATTAAAAACTGTTTAAATTGTGATAACTCTTGGTATCATCGTTCTAGTACAACTACTGAAAAAGTTTGTATGTATAAAAATCATGATGAACAAGAATGTAAATCGAATAACTTTCAATATTATACAACAAAAATTACATGCAAATGACTATATGAAAGGATATGATTTTATGTTTAAAATGCTCCCAATTCAATATAAATTTCAGACAAAATTCAAACCAACAAAAGATATTTATAACAAATACATTATTGCAGAACCTTTTAAATGGGATAATGGCTATGGAATTTCATTTATAATTGAAGCAGAAATTCCACTTGAAGGAAAAATTATTGGTTCAAGAATTAAAACAATAGAAAGATATGATTATTTTGATAAAGATGTTAGTGAAAAAGATTATGGTTTATCATTAATGTTTTCTCCTTTATGTAATGGTGAAATAAGAGGTGAATATGCAGAAAGAATTGTGTGGAATATATTTTATAAAATGTGTGTAAACGAGGAATGGGTGATTAATAATTTTCAAATTCCTAAAATATAATTTAAGAAAGAAGGAAATAAAAATGTTAGAACAAATTATCAAAGATGAAATTGAAACTATTATCCAAGAAAAAGGATTAGCTGAAATTATAAAAAATGTTGTTAAAAAGAAAATGTCTGATGAGAATATTCAACAAATCATCGAAATGGAAATTGATAAATTATTGCCAGAGGCAATTGCTGAGAGCATAAGATATCAACTTGTGGATGATGGAGAAGTTAATTATATGGTTTATGAAAAATTAAAAGATATGGTAAAAGATAAAATTTCTGATTGGAAATTATAGAAAGGAAAGGAAAATGACAATGATTAATTTATTTCTTGATGACATTAGGAATTGCCCTGATAATTTTATATTAGTAAAAACAGTAAGTCAATTAATTTATAAACTTGACGAATTAAAAGAATTAGATCAAGAGGTGAACATTATTAGTTTGGATCACGATTTAGGCGAAAATGAGCCAACTGGATATGATTTTGTAAAATATCTTATTGAATCAGGAAATTATGATCCTAGTGTTTATCCAAAACAAATATTTCTTCATACTGCTAACGGAGTAGGAAGAGACAATATGTTTAAATTGTTAGAGAGATATAAGCCTGAATGGGTTAAATTGCATCGTGGGCCTATGCCAAATAATGATTAACAAAATTAAAAGGAGAAGACGTTGGGTTCTCGCCTTCTCCATAAACATGAAAAACTTGTATTAAATATAGTATAACCACTGTAAACTATTTTATACATTAGAAAACAACAATTTCGAGGGATAGAAAGGAATAGATTATGAAAATAAATTTTTCAATGGATATTGATAAAAGTGATCTTGACTATGTTGAATCTGAAATAATCCAAGAAGCAGCAAGACAAGTGATTAATGAGGTTCTATCAAATAGGTATGAACATCATGGAAGAACTTTTAAAGATAAATTAAAAGAAGAAATTAAAACTATGTTGACTGACATAATGGATACTGATTTTAAAAATGAAGTAAAAGATGCTTTAGTTTTAGATTTAGAGAAAAAGTATATAAGAACAAAACAATACAAAGAAGTTAAAGAACAGTTTGAAATTTTATCTGAAACTGAAATAAAAGCAGGTTTGAAAGATTTTATAAGTGATATTGTTAAAACTGAAATTAGAGCTAAATTTAAATAAAATACAGATTTCGTTTTAAATTAAATAAAATTTAGGAGGAAAATAAATATGGATAATAAAGAATTCGACATTAATTACATGATAGGTGATAATCTTATTAATTTTCAAATCGGTACAGAAGTATATTATATTGAAAGTAAATACTCTGAAAAATATGAGTATTGTAAAGAATGTAAAACTGATCATTCAACTGGAAAACAAACTTTATATTATATTAGACCATGTACTATTTGTGGTTTTGAAATAGAAGGAAATCATTCTTTTTCATATAATATAAAAAATAGTTTTACATTGCGTATCAAAGTAATTGATGAGAATGATTCGTCAAAAGCATTTAATGTGAATGAAGTTTATTTTACTGAAGAAGATGCACAAGAAAAAATAGATAAAATGAGAAACTTAACAAAATAAAAATGGAAGGGGATAAGGAATATGTACAAAAGTGATTTAATGGCCTTAGAAGATATTTTAACTAATACTATTTGTGTCAAAGAAGAAAATGGAATCAGAAAAATGTTTTGGGAAAATGACATTAATAAACAATTAGTTTATGTAAATAATTATGAAACCTCAGTACCTAAAGGGAATTATGTTCGATATTTAGAAATTAATATTACACCTAAACCACCAGATTTTAATAAACTTTAAATGGTTTATCTTTAATTAAGAAAGGATGCACTAAAATAAATGAGAAATAAATTAATTATCGAAAAAGATAAGCAATTAATTGATTCATTAAAATTCAAGCATAGTTATATTAAAGATAAAATTGAACAATTACATAATGAAAAATTTTACATAGAGCAAAAATTAATTGAGAATCTAATTTGTCCTGAATGTTATTCTGTATTAAACGTAGAAAAGCACGATGAATATAATTATTATGATTGTACTATTTGTTGGTATGAAACACATCAATAAAAAGAACCTTACCAAAAAGGTAAGGTTAGCAATAGGACGAAACAAAATTCAGTAACGATTGTAGTATGTTCCATATTGGAGATAATTATACAAGGGAGGAACAAAAAGAATATGAGTAAAACTGTTCAGACATTTGAACTTAGTTTGAGTGAACAAGACACTTTGTGGATACATAATCGTTGCCCTAAATGCGGAAGTATGATATTGGACATTACTTCAACTGTTGATTATGTTGAGTTTGGATGCTCTCGATGCGATATATTGTATTATTGTGAGTAAATAAAATACATAAAAGGAGATGAAAATAAAATTATGAAATGTATAAGAGAAAATTGTAGAATGCCACATTTTAGCAATGACGTTGGTTTCTGTAATGAGTTAGAGATATTTATCTCAGGTAGTGAATTTGAATGCCCTTTGCCGGATAGGATTTTGGAATTAGAAAAGCAACTGAGGGAATATAATTGCATTATGGATAAGGTGATTGTGTTTAATATGAAGAATAAAGAAAGTTTAGATGAAGATAAATGATTAAATTAGATTCCTATTCTTGGCAAGATGCTGAATATTGGTTTGAAGATGAGGAAGAAGTATTTGAGTTTATGAGAATAAATGAAGATATGATTGTTAAATATTCTTTAGAAAATGGAATGAATTTTAAGGATGGGATTAGGTATTTGTTTAAGGTGAGGGATTAAAGGAGAAAAATATGAAATGTATTGGTGATAAATGTTGGGAGTATTATGATGGAACATTTAGATTTTATTGTGGATTAATGGATTATCCAGTTAACTTAGAATCCAATTGTTTAATCAATAAGTATATTTTAAGAGAGAAAGATAAATTGACTGATTTATTTAAATTAGAAGATATTATAGAAGGTCAAAATATCTTGCGCGAAATTAAAGAAAAAGAGTAACCCATAAAAAATGTAATTCGAAGGATTAAAAACGAGGAGGGAATAATTAATGAAAACAGAAATTATCATTAATGGCGATTCGTATAAAAAGATAATCAAAGAGTTACCAAATCTTTGTTGTATAAAAATAAAAAGAACATGTTTATACTATTTAGTTAGCAAATGCGAACCAAAAGGAGATAAGGTTGTTTTAATTTCTTTAAATAATGGTAATTATTACGAAGGAACATGTATTGTAGATTTATATAATGTAAGAAATGTACTGGGATTTATAGAGGATGGATCATGGGAGATAATTGAGTCAAAAATTACTATTTAAAATCAGGAATTCGAACTATATTGAAAGGAGTTATACAATGACACGAACTATAGATTATGCTAAATGTCCTGAATGCAGTAAGAAATTCGAAATGGGATTTAATAATTATTGGATGTCTTCTGCCTTTGGTGAATATTCATCTCATCAAACAAATCATATATGTGAACAATGTGGATGTAACTTTAATATGACTGTAAAAGAACAAATTGTATTTAATACAAAAGTAATAAAATAAAAGGAGAATGATTAAAATGAACGATGTACAAATTTATGAAAATACTGAATTGGGTTTTAAAGTAAGAACAAAATTAAATGAGGACAAAAGTATTAGTATGAACTCAGAAGATACTGCTATAGGTTTTGGATGGTATGAAATGAAGGGTGATAAAATATATCCAAGATGGAGAACAATAAATGGATATATTAGTGATTTTGGGTTTTCGCAAGTAGTTGCGAAGGATGATTATATCCCAGAAAGCCTATTTTATCTTCTTGGAATGAAAGCAAATAATGAATCTGCTATGGAATATCAAAAATGGTTAGCTATTGATGTAATTCCTTCTATTCGTAAACATGGTGCTTTTATTGCAGATAGTGAAAATGTAGATGAGAGTTTTATTTTAAATGAATTAAGATTTAGCAAAAAGAGAACTATAAAAACTTTTACTAATGCGACTATGTATAGTGTAAAAAGTTTATATGATGAATTTAGAGCGTATATAGATGTTGAATATAAGTACAAGACAGATGAAAGAGTTGCTCGTTATAAAAGTGTAGAAAAAGGGTTAGATGGATTACATGATAGGTTAATAGGAGAGGACACCAGTAATGTTGGTGATTGCTATAATGTTAGAAAACTCAAAGAAAAAGTTATTCTAGATCGAACCACTTTAGAGAAAAGAATTAGTGGCGGTGAGAAGGCAGGGATGACCAGAGAGATAAGTAGGTTGAATGATGAAATTGAGAATATAAACTCTTCAAGTCAATATTGTGAATTAGAAAACGACTAATCATGAATGAATTTGAAAAACTAAAATATGATGGCGATTGGCGTACTTATGGATACTACAAAACCCATAAACTTAAAAACAGCCAAACAATAGGAATCTATTTCTGGAAACACGAACAAAGTAAATCTAATGATTATGTAATATTATTAGCGATTGCTAATAAAAAGAAACATCTTAGACAGTTAATATTAGGTGAGAAAGATATTTTAACTGATCATGAAACTGGAAAATGTGGACTGGAAGGTTTGTTGTGGGCTAAGAATCAGATTATTGAGTTTGAGAAATCTAGGTGTTGCAAAGATGGAGATTTTATCAGTGTGTGTTGGACTGATAATAGACGTAGAGATGTATATGAGTATGGTTTAAGAAAATTGGGATTTGTGATGGGATTTAGGGACGGTAGAAAATGTTTGAGTAAGAAGATTGTTAAGGATTAATTTTATAAAATCATAAAAGTAAGAAATAAAATTTATTTGACAAAATATCTCTTTTGTGTTATTATTAATGTAGTACAAAAGAGATATTAATTAAGAAAGAAGGAATGGAAATGGAAAAAGTATTGGCAATCGTAGAACAACTCCAAGGTACTTCGGGTAGAAACGATAAGGAATTCATTCTCAAGCAAAATGAGGAAAATGAACTATTTAAGAAAGTTATGCATTTCGTCTATAATCCTTACATACTCACAGGAATTTCAAAAAAGAAGATTAGTAAGAAACTAAAACTTCCAAAAGTAGCATCTACATTATCAATTATTGAAGTGATGGATTATCTACAATCACACAATTCTGGTAGAGATGAAGATATTATATTTGTGCAACATTTCATTCAGTCACAGCCGGAATTATTAAGAGACTTCTATACCAAAATCGTTTCTAAGGATCTCAGCATTGGTTTAACGGACGGAACTTTAAATAAGGTATATGGAGACTTCATTCCTGTTTTTGATGTCATGTTGGCTAAGAAATTTGAAGAACATAATCATAAAATTAAAGGTGATTATATCATCACTGAAAAACTTGACGGAAATCGTTGTGTGATTATTAAGGATAATAGTATTGTTAAGTCTTTTACTCGACAAGGAAAGCAATATGAAGGTCTTGAAGAAATTGAATCTGATATTGCCAATTTACCATTCGATAATCTTGTTTTTGACGGAGAATTGATTGCTGATATTCAGGGTAGTACGATTGAAATTTATGCAGAGACAACAAGTAAAGCTAGAAGTAAGGGGTCTAATAAAACAGGATTGGTATTTCATATTTTTGACATGCTAAAACTGAAAGATTTTCAAAATGGTAAATCAAAGGATAATTGTGTTACACGTAAAAGTTATCTGTCTAGTCTGTTTGAGAATAATAAAATGCCACATTGTAAAGAAGTAAAACCTTTATATATTGGAAATGATTTAGCAGAAGTTGAAAAATGGATGATTCATGCTAGTGAACAATCGTGGGAAGGTTTAATGGTTAACATGGATAAACCATATATTTGTAAGAGAAGCGATTCAATTTTAAAAGTAAAAGTTATGTCTACATGTGATATTCGCGTCATTGGTTTTGAAGAGGGAACAGGTAAGTATGAAGGAAAATTAGGGGCAATGATTGTTGACTACAAAGGGTTTAATTGTGGGGTTGGTTCAGGTTTTACAGATGCGGATAGGGAATATATTTGGAATCACAAAGAAGAATATCTTAATAAAATTGTAGAGATTCAGTATTTTGAAGAATCTAAAAATGCTCAAGGTGGAATTAGTCTAAGATTTCCAGTATTTAAGAAATTGAGATTAGATAAAAATGAACCAAGTTATAATTAACAAGATAAGAAAGGATTGATTAATATGGTAACTCTAATTGGAACCAAGGATGAAATTATAGCATTGTTAAATAATGACTTAATCAATTGTCCAAAAGATAAAAATATTATTTCTAATTGTCATAGTGAGATAGACACTTGTTGGGGATGTGTGGCGAATAGTTTAAGAGTGAAATTGTTTTATACAGACGAAACGTAAAAATACAGCTTGAAAGAAAGTGAATCAATAATGTTTAGAAAAACTCCATATTTATGTGAAATGTGTAGGAAGTATTTTGATGAACCAAATATAGTTAAAGAAAAGCATTGCGAATATAACGTATGCCCTCACTGTAATAGTAAATGGATTACACAACCATGTTTTATTAATTCACGATAATAATACTGTTTTAACTTGATTTAAGAAAGGAGAAAAGTTATGTGTAAGATATCATATATATTGCTTACGTTAATTATATGTATTTTCATTGCAATAGGATCATTAACAAGTAGTAATTCAATCGGGAGTTTGCTATTATTTGGAATACTATTTTCAATATGGTTGGGCTTTCTAGAGTGGGAATAAAGAAGCTATTTGAAGGGATGAAAATTTTATGAATTCATATGATAATTTACAGGACGAAATAGGAATGTTGTTCGAGAATGTTGTTCGAGATAGATAGAGGTTTACATTATGGATATTATGATGAAGAAGAATTACAAAAGTTAAGGTTAAAGATTGATTTAACAGAAAGAAATAATGAAATAAATTTTTTTGAATATATGAGTTTAGAAGATGAAATTGAAAACTATATTGCTGAAATATATAGATTAGAAAATTATTCAGACGAAGACGAAGATGATGATTAAGATAGGATAAGTCACAATTTTTAAGGGATGATAAATAAAATATTAGAAAGAAGGATATAAAAAATGAAAGAAAAACAACAATATATTTGTGAGAAATGCGATAAAGAATTTAACTCACAACGAGAATGTGAAAGACATGAAGAAAATTGTCAAGTAATACATAATTTCCTTTGTGATAAATGTGGAAAAATAATTAAATATGTTTTAGATATGGATGGTATGAATGGTGACAATATTAACTTATATTGGAATTCCGAAGAATGTCACCATATTAATTTAGGCAGACCTGGGTATGGTAGTGGATTAGATGGTTGCGAAGTAGATTTTAATCTTTGCGATGACTGCTTGAGAGAATTAATTGATTCCTTTACAATTGAAGGTCAAGAAAAAGTCATCAATAGTGGAAGTAATCAATATTTATCTTCTGAAGATTGGATTCGTCTTCATAATGGAGAAATGTCTGATGAGGAAATGGAAGAAAATCATATGTATAGTCCTAGACAAATTAAGGCTTATGAAGAAAGATTTCCTGTCTGTAGCAATGTAAAAATAATTGTGTATAATGATGAGAGTAGTGGTGCTAGATGTCCTTATGGAGCATCTGGAGATAAAGATGGAAGCACAAGGAATGGTAATGGTGACAATCATTGTTTCGGATGTGAATCATTCAAAGAAAGAGAAGAAGGACAGGAAATCCCAATTGTGAAAGATAAAGAATATAAGAAAAGAGGATTAAAATTAGCTTAAGTGTAAAATACAATAATCTAGTTTCTAAAACTCTACTCCTGCAAGGGAATAAAACAATGAATAAAGAATACATACCACTATATGTAATCTATTATCATAATCAAATATCTGGAAAGTTTGAACCTTATCAAAGTGTATGTGGAATTACGGTTTTTTATATGGATATAAAGGACGCTAAAAAGCAATTAAAAAGAATAACTAATTATCCAAAGGATTATGAAATAGTTGAATATGTAAAGAAATAAATAATTATTGACATCATTACTATATGTAAGATATAATTATTTATATTAATGAAATTTAGAAAAGAGGTATTATCAATGAAATTAAAAGCAATTTATGAACCTAAAGGACGTGCAAAAGAATATTCAAACTTGGCACTCAATATTTATAATGGTTGTTCTTTTAAATGTAATTATTGTTTTGGGCCTGATATTTTAAAAAAAGATAGAGAAGATTATTATGAAAATCCTAGTACACGAAATGATTTATTGATAAAGGTAGAAAAGATTGTAAGTTATTAAAAGAAACTAATAATACTGAAAGAGTTCTTCTTTGTTTTGTTTGTGATCCTTATCAAGACATTGATATTGAAATAAAAATGACTAGAAAAGTTCTTGAACTCTTTAAAGAATATAATATTCCGTTTCAAATGTTAACCAAAGGTGGTTATAGGGCTAAACGAGATTTTGATCTTTATAAGAAAGGTGACGCTTTTGCTTCTACCCTTACTTTTCTCAATAATAGAAAAAGTCTTTTATGGGAACCCAAAGCAGCAATACCATTCGAAAGGATTAACACATTAAAAACTGCTCATGATTTAGGTATTGAAACTTGGGCATCTCTTGAACCAGTTATTGATCCATTAGAAACATTAGCAATAATTGAAAATACTCATGAATTTATTGATCTTTTTAAAGTTGGTACTCTTAATTATAATGAACATGCCTTAACTATTGATTGGATAAAGTTTAGAAATGATGTTGTTGTTTTGTTAAATAAACTTGGAAAAAAGTATTATCTTAAGAAAGATTTGCTAGATAAAATTTAGAAAAGAGTTGATACGTAATGGGAAATAGTTTAGCAGCGGAAAAATCCCTCATGTTTTACCCTACACAAGAATTCGAAACTCATCGCTTACTAGGACTCTTAGGAAATATTGAAATGGATTACATAAAACAAAGAGCATTAAAAGAATATGTCATGAGTAAAGAAGAATATAACGAATTCTTTATACAGAGTGCAGACAATAATATTCCAATAAGATATGCTATTTTTGATAAGTGGCTTAATGAAAAGAAATACGATTTAATCAAAACATATTTTACATATCAAATGAGTTTTAAAAATGATTTTCCTACTACAATCTGTGATGGTTTTGCTGGAGAATCAAAGTGGTTAGAGACATTTAAAACAATAATCCCAAAAGATGATAGAAGCAATGATATTTTATTAATTGCTAATGAATTGGAAACCAATAGATATAATTCTTTTAAAGATAATGAAAATATTGATGACAAATATAATAAATCATTTGAAGAATTAAATCTTCCACGTAATTCAGTAGCATTATTTTTGTTCAACCCTCCGTACTCGTCTTCTAATGGTCAGAGGAATTGTAAAAGATATCTCCAAATGATCTTAGATAAAGGAATCCTCTACAACCCCTCAACATCAAAAGACTACAAATCAGGATACATAGCATTCGTTATCAGAAAAGATGATTTCCTAGATTCTCTAGATATCCTATCCAAAAACTTTGACATCCTTAAAAACTCAATCTACAAAACCAACAAAGAAGAATATGCTAAATTTAAACAATACATTTTCGTAGCTCATCTAAAGCGATTCCCCTATGACCTCTCAAATACTATGCAAGCAATGGATTTTCAGAAACAATACAATGAAGTTAAAGAAATAATTCTCTCTGAACCAGAATTTAACTTGCGACAATATAATACTTATCAGTCAATGAATTATCCCTACATCGACTATGATACAGCAAAAGAAAACAATAAATATACTGAATCTCCAGAAACTCATATCAGTAAAAATGATTCTATTTGGAAATGGGTAAAAGGAATTACTGAATTAAAAGATTTAGGTGAGGAGAAATTAGTTGTACCCAAACCACTTAAATTAGGTGAAATTAGTAATTTATTAGCATCAGGAATGATTAATGGAGAAATATCATTAGAAGATGGCACTGGTAGGCATGTTGCTATTGGAGGCACAAAGAGTATTGAGAAGAAAGAAATAAGCAAATATAAAGATGAAAATAACGAGAGCATCACAGAAACCAAAATTATTAAAATGAGTCTTCCATATCTTAATATTTTGTGTTCTGATAATGGTAAATTAATCATAAAAGAGTTAGGAGGAGAGTAATAATTTGATACCATATCTACGAACAACAGATAAAAACACTATCAACTGCAATTCAGATTTAGTTATATTAGATTCAGGTAATCCAATATTAATTTCTTTATGTGATTTGCATATCAAAAATAGGAAAATATGTTCTGATTTAATCTCTCATTCCTATTCAATTACATTAAGAGATAGAGAAGATATATTTTTTGAGCAAACATTATATGGTAGAGAAAATCATTATAGATATAAATCAGACAGAATGGAAAATGATTTAACTCACACAATTATTTACAATACAAAAATAAATGATTATTGTATTAATTGGAATAATGAAGATAAGAATGAGATAATCACAAAATATTTGAGGAATATTCATTATTTACCTGTGACAAGTGAAATAGTTAAAATGATTTTAGATAAAGATGAAGAAACAAATGTTAAATATAAAAGTAGTTATAGTAGTAGTTATGGTTGTGTTAGCGAATGTACTGTTTATACTAATAATCCTTTGTATACTGATTTAAAGGTTTATAAAATTAATATTACTTGGTTTAAGCAAAGTTTGAATGCTTTGACATTAGATGGTTACGAGGATGATTTTGACTGGTCAGAAATTGACGATATAGAAGAATACATATTCGCTTTTCTTGGGCAAATTAAAGAAAGATTGAAGCAGAACGTAAGAGTTTTGTTTGATCCTAAGAATATTAATCAGAAAATGTTTGAAGGCAAAATGAAACCATTTGATGGTCAAATTCCAATTATTCAGGCAGGATTAGAAGTTTTGAAGAGAAGTAGGTTTGTATACTTGGCTGCTCAACAAGGATTTGGAAAGACAGTTTCAGCGACAAAAATAAACCACTGTCATTTATATCCTAATAAAAACAATTATGCTACGTTAATTATGGCTCCTGCTATTACATTAACTCAATGGAAGGATGAAATTAAAAATAGCATAGGAGAAAAAATTGATATTCATATCATCAAGAAAACATCTGAATTTATTCAAATATATAATAAGACTGGATTGAAATTTGATAAACCAACTTATTTTTTAGTAGGGAAAGAAACATTTAAACTTGATGCAAAAAGAATATCGGGAATAAATATTAAAACAATGGAAATTAAACATAAAAAGGAAGTACAAAGTGGTGGTTATTATAATTATTCACAGATTAAGGAAGTAAAAGAAAGAATTACACTTGCTTGTTGTCCTGACTGTGGTAGGCCATTACAAAATGAATTGAGAAAAAGAGAAGATGTTTTCTTTACAGAGAAGGACTTTCAAGGAAATCCTAAGAAAAGTAATTATAAATGTAGTAATTGCAATGCTGTGTTATGGCAGAGTACATATGACAAGACTAAGAAAAGTAGTTTGATTAGATTTATTAAGACAAAGAATATTCATTTTGATTCTGTCGGGATAGATGAGGCACATCAAAATCGTAATGGAGAAAGTTTAATCGGAAACGCAACAAGAACATTATTTAATTATACAAAGAAAATATTGCTACTTAGCGGTTCGAGTAATTCAGGATATAGTTCGAGTTTTCACAGTTTGTTATTAGGATTAATTCCTAATAAACTCAAAGCAAACGAAGTCATGGAAATGGAACAATTCATTAAAGCATATGGGACATTAATGGCAGTCAGTAAAAAGAAAGATGGTGAATACTATCGTTCAGGTCGGAGTGAAATCAAAGATAGCGATTTTAAAGAAATCGAAGGTGTAAATTCAATTGTCTATGCTAAATATCTTGCAGAGAACTACATATTTGCCACTCTGGACGATCTAGGAAAGGATTTGCCGGACTTAAATGAAGTATATGTACCAATTAGTCAAACTCAAGAAATGGAACGCTTAGAAAGTAATCTATGGCATGAAATTAAATCTGCTAATGCTTTTAATGCTAAGATGTATGAAGATTCAATTGTAAAACATTATATTAATAACCCATTTGAATGGGATAGTATTACAATTAGCAAAGGAGAAGAAGATAATAAAATTGTTCAACCTAAATGTATTGTTGATTGTATCTTACCAAAAGAACAGAAATTATTAGATATTGTTTTGCAAGAAATTTCAGAAGGTAGAAAATGTTGTATATATGTTGACTTTACTGGTGGCGGTGAATATATGCAGGGAGATACAATTGCAAAAAGAATTGAAACTTTATTAACGAAAAATGGTATTAAGTGTTTTACTCTGAAAACTTCAACCGCCACTTATGATCGAAAAGAATTATTAGATAAGAAAAAAGATGATTTTCAAGTATTAATTACGAATGCCAAATTAGTGGAAGTTGGTTTAAATCTAACATACCTTAGTTCGTTTATAAATTTTATGCCTTCTTATCATTATGAAACTGTTGCTCAGAGTAATAGGCGTGGATATAGGGCTAATAGTGTATTGGAAAACAGAATTTATCATCTTTATTATGATAATTCATGCGAGAATGGAATTATTAAACGTTACCAAAGGAAAATGGCAGAAGCACAAGCAATCGAGGGTAAATTTAATGTATGTTTAGAGAATGATGATACAATTCGGACTGCTAGTAAGTTAGGGAAGAAAATTAGTGAAGGCGTTGTGTAAATTGTAAAATAAATATTTGACACAGATTATGTCTGTATGTTATAATATTAACAAGAGGTAAATAAATTCCATCGAAATATTTCTTTGAAAGTATTTTGTGAAGGAGGTAAGCAAAATTATTAAAATATACACTCAAGAAGTTACTCATTGCTTAAACTGTCCAAATATCTTTTCAACACACAAAACCACTAAGATTGGTAAATATATAAGTGAATATCGATGCAAAGCCGTTGGAGATAGAACTTGGAAATTCATACATATGAAAACAGATGAAGAGGAAACTTATTTTCCAGAGTGGTGTCCATTAATAGATGCTGAAGATTATTCGGATTGCAATTGTAATAGTCGTATAGAAGATGAAGATAAAAGAAAGGAGAATACATAAAATCATGAAATACCGAGAAGGAGATAAAGTAGAAATCATTGATCAATCTTCCGAGTTTTACAAAAAGAAAGGTTATGTAATGATTGTAGAACTCAATGATAAACTATGGGTTGCTTTTCCACCATCTAAATCAACTGGACATGGTTTTAATCCAAAACAAATAAAACTTATAAAAAGTTCTATCAAAGGAAAAGAAGTTGAACCTTCTGGTTGTTGTGTATCAAGCACTGGTGGAACTTCGGCCAGTGTATTACTTGAAGAATGTCCAATAAAGAGAAAAATTGGACAACATGAGGATTCCGTTAATATGAATTTCAAAGAAACAGTCACAGTATGTACTTGTATAAATTCTCATTACAATTGGGGAGTGCCAACTTGTGAACATTATAAGGGACTTAGGGAAGTAACTCGTGGTGGTAGAAAAGTATGGAGAGTATTTTGTGATGCAGTAGAAGTTTGATTATTTAAAATTTAAGGAGGTAATGGTTACATATGAAAGGTTATTCTATAGATGATCCAATAGTTAAAGAACTTGCTGAAGAGTATCAAATGACATTAGAAGAAACACAAAAATTTATGAATGATACCTTAATATATAATGAAGTAAGTTTAATAACCTGTATGGATTGTAAAATAATTAATTGTGAACAATGTTGTGATAAGTGGGATGTAAATTTTAATAATTTTATTTTAGAATAAAATAAAAGAGGTGATAAAAATGGATACAATTACGTTACAAGACAATCATAAGAAAATTTTTAGCAGCAAAATAACTAAAGCCATTAATTCTATACCAGATGAAGACATTCAAGAAATGTTTTTAAATTATATTGAAAATGAGATTGACAACTTGTATTCTGAAAGTAATTTCCAAGACATTGTAGAGTCTCAATTAAGAGAAGTTGTTAGAAATATGTTTATTGAAAAGGGATTATTAAAAGCAACGAAAATTGAGGAGAGTGTATAATTAATGAAAAAAATAGTAGAATTAAATTTCCAAACTCCATTAGAATTTGTAGCAAAGTATATGCACGATGATTTAGCATTTGACGCTGTTAATTTTGATGGCATTGCTAAAATGACTATCAAGAAAATGATAGCAAAAATTAGCAAAGATGATATTGATGATTTAATTGAAGCATTTGTGAAATTTGCACCAGAAGTTGGATTTCAATATTGTGTAGTACATAGTATTTTTCATGAATATGAGAAATGTCCATTTTGTCAATTAGGTATGCGATTAGATTATAAAACAATATAATCAATTCAATAGTCGATTTTAATTAAGAAAGGAAGATTAAATAATGGAATCATATGAAAAACTAAAAGAGCAAAAGGATAAATTAATTAACAAAAAGGCGAATTATATAGACACAGATTTAAGTACAGCACTACATAAATTCGCGTTAGGATACAAGATTGAATGTAGAATCAATTTTTCAACTTGGGAATTTGATTTCTCTAAAAATAATGCAATAGTAATATTGAATCAAAGAATGATAGAACATGGCAAGTGGTCTGTATGTTCTGAGAAGTAATCCCTCGAAAAATTAGTTTCGAGGGAATGAAAGGGGAAAAATTAATAATGGATTACACAGGTAAAAGAGTAAAAGTAGTTAATTTTGACGGATGGAGAGAAGACTTTAGAGAAGATTATAGTAGAACAAAT